TGGAATCGATTGGAGATGGAACTGGAGAATTCTTATGGCCGCGTCAACAGAGAACCGATGGAAAGTGGTTCGGATTCAACAGGGAAATTCTCGCTACAAAGAAGTCACAGTACCTCAATAAGGTACACTTCCGGGCGCAATATTATAACGATCCGCACGACGTCGACTCCTCGCCGATCCAAAGAGACTTGTTCCAATACTACGACCAAAACTACCTCGCCCGCAGAGACAGTCGCTGGTACTTCAAAGGAGACAAGCTCAACGTCGTCGCTTCCGTCGACTTCGCTTACTCAACGGGTAAGAAAAGCGATTTCACGTCTATTGTCGTAGTTGGTGTAGATGGACATTTGAACTATTACATATTAGAAATAGATAGATTTAAGACAGATAAGATATCTGAATACTTCAATAGGATACTAAAGTTATATCAAAAATGGGGCTTCAGAAAAATAAGAGCAGAAGTAAGCGCAGCTCAAGCGGTTATAGTACAAGACTTAAAAGACAACTACATTAGACCTTATGGTCTGTCTTTGGTGGTAGACGAATACAGACCATCGAGGTGGCAAGGTTCTAAAGAAGAACGCATTATGGCTGTTCTTGAACCTAGATACGCTAACCATCAGATATGGCATTACATGGGCGGTAATTGTCAAGCACTGGAAGAAGAATTAATCTTTGCTAATCCTGCTCATGACGATATTAAAGATGCTTTAGCTTCTGCTATAGACTTTGCTGTAGCACCATTAGATTTATATAAATTGAAAAAAGAAAGTGCAAATGGATTTGAATATCACCAGAGATGGGGCGGAGTCGCATGACTTCTAAAGTCCTGGAACTAGACGACATAATCCAACCAGATCGATTGGCTACTCAGATTACTGAGACTTGGATGACTTGGGATTCTATGCGTCAGCGTAAGAAGCAAGATTGGGAAGAGATACGTCGATACGTCTATGCTACTGATACTAGTCATACAACTAATGCCTCTCTTCCTTGGAAGAACAAGACTACTGTTCCTAAGCTCTGTCAGATCAGAGACAACCTATATGCTAACTACGTATCTACTCTATTCCCACAACGTAAGTGGCTGACTTGGGAAGCTAATAACAAAGATTCGGAATCAGTTCGTAAGCGCGATGCTATTATCAATTATGCTGTTTGGATGATTGAACAGCCTTCCTTTAAGGAAGAGATGGATAAGATCATCTTAGACTACATTGACTTTGGTAATTGCTTTGCCACTGTCGAATGGATAGACGAAAGAGTCCAGACCTCTAATATGACTCAGATGGGTTATATAGGGCCTGGAATTAGACGTATAAGTCCTCTCGATATAGTAATGAATCCTACAGCAGAGAATTTCAGAACTTCCCCTAAGATTATTAAATCTATAACTAGCTTAGGTGAACTGAAGAGTCTATTAGAGAAGTTGTCTACCGATGAGAACAGAAATGAGTACGAGGCCCTTTGGAACTATTTTAAGGATCTCCGAAGAAATGCATCCACCTTTGAAGGTGATTGGCAGCAACGAGATGCTCTCTATTCGGTCGACGGATTTACATCTTTCAGAGATTATTTGAATTCAGAATCAGTAGAAGTACTGACTTTCTACGGAGATATGTATGACGCAGATAATGACGTTCTTCTTAAGAATCACGTCATTACTGTCGTAGATAGGCACAAGCTTATTGGCAAGAAGCCTAATCCCTCTTTCTTTGGTTACCCTCCAATCTTCCACGCACCTTGGCGGAGGAAGCAAGATAATCTCTGGGGGATGGGCCCTTTAGACAATTTAGTCGGTATGCAGTATCGCATGGATCATATCGAAAATATGGGTGCAGATATCTGGGACTTGGTTACTTATCCAGTTCAAAAGGTTAAAGGCTTTGTCGAAGACTTCACTTGGCAGCCGGGTGAGAAGATCTTCGTCTCTGAAGAAGGAGACGTAGAACTGCTAGTCCCTGATGTAAATGTCATGCAAGGTGATATGAAGATCGACAGACTAGAGAAGATTATGGAAGAGATGGCCGGTGCTCCTAGAGAAGCAATGGGCATCAGAACCCCAGGCGAAAAGACTAAATACGAAGTACAACGTCTAGAGAACGCATCTGCCCGTCTATTCCAGAATAAGATTAAACAATTTGAAGAATGGAAAGTTGAACCTCTTCTAAATGCTATGATTGAACTGGCTAGACGTAATCTTACAGGTTCTACTACAATCAGAGTATTCGATGACGAACTTAAGGTTGCTTCCTTTCAGACATTAACAGTCGAAGATATTACTGGCATCGGTCGTATTAGACCAGTAGCTGCCAGACACTTCGCAGAACAAGCTGAGCTAATACAGAACCTAACCAATCTTACAGGCTCAGGTTTATGGCCCACAGTACAGCCTCATTTCTCTAGCATAGGATTAGCTAGAGTCTTAGAGGAAGCTTTCAACATACAGCAATATGGCATCGTAAATACCAACGTATTCTTGGCTGAACAAGCTGATGCTCAAAGACAAGTTAATGCTTTACAACAGCAGGTTGCTACTACAGCAACTACTGCTACAGGACTCGGGGAGGATTATGATCTAGAGGCTGCAGCCGCAGCTGAAGCAGAAGGACAACAACAGCAATGATCGGTGCGTGGACCAAACACATCAAAGATCCCCAAGAAGCAGAACGATTTAAAAATAAAGTACTAAGTGCAAAAGCCGTCTTAGAACGGTTACAAGAACTAGTTATCGAAGACGAAGCAAGTCTATATAGATCAGAAATAGACATTAAGACTTTCGATCTTCCTAATTGGGAGAACAAGCAAGCATACCGTAATGGTTTCAGAGCTTGTCTCTACAAGTATGCTAAATTAATTGACCTAGACCAATAGGAGAATAAATTGAACGAAACCTTGCTTGGTGACCAACCGCAGGAACCAGACCAAATTGACCCCAATAAAAACTATCTAGAGGAATTAGTCGGAGAAGGTAAGAAATTCAAAGACCAGGAAACTCTAGCTAGAAGTAAATTCGAATCTGATTCATATATCAAAATTCTAGAAAGACGCCTTGACGAAAGGGCTAACGACTATAAAACTCTGAAGGCTGATTATGATTCTAGGGCTAGTCTGCAGGAGCTAATTGAACAAGCTAAGCAGCAATTCACAAGTAGCGAAACACCCAATGCGAACGAAGAGAAGCCCGTCATTGACTCTAAACAGATTGAAAGCTTAGTTTCAAGCAAGATCCTCGAACATGAGACATCTCGCAAACAAACTGAAAACTACAATCAAGTTGTGAGCAAATTAAAGGAACGGTATGGTAATAACTACCAGACTGCTCTTAAACAACAAATGGATGCTTTGGACCTGACTGAAAATGAAATCAATGATATGGCCCGAAATAGACCGAAGGTTCTTTACAGAACTCTAGGTTTAGATCAACCAGCTCAAAGAGAAGATTTCCAGTCTCCTTTAAGATCTGATCAGCGAAGTGACAGCTTCGCACCCAGAGTCCAGAAACGGACTTGGTCATACTATCAGGAAATGAAGAAGAGAGATCCAAAGATCTATAATGATCCAAAAACCAATATTCAAATGCAAAAGGATTACATTGAACTCGGAAGTGAATTCGAGGATGGTGACTTCCACCGCATTTGATAATAAGGAGAACTAACTACAATGGCAAGCGGTTTTACCGTTGCTACAAACGAACATCTGATTCGTAGTAATCTTTGGTCTAAACAACTAAAGCAGCTACTGTTGGATGATTTGTATGCCATGAAGTTTGTCCGGGTTTTGACGGATTTCCCTGATGGTACGACTATAAACATGCCGTCATTGGGTGAAGCAGAAACTGCTGACTTTGCAGAAGGTCAGGCAATTAAGTACAATAAGATGGATACGGGTAACTTTGTGTTCTCGTTCGATCAATACAAGTACTCTGCAAACTCTATGTCGTCTAAGTTTAAGCGGGATAGCTTTTACTCTTCGGATGTAATTAGCGCATTTCTCCCGCGACAACATCGTGCACTTGCGGAAGCCATCGAAGCCAGAATCTTCTCGAGAGGGAATTCAGGACAGACGGCAAGCAACGCGAATGTTATTAATACCGCCGATCACCGTTGGGTTGGTGGTGGTACAAACGAAACTATCTCTCTCACAGACTTTGCTAAGGCGC